ATGAAGAACTATATAGTATTACGAAAAAAATCGAAGAACATCAAAATACTTACCAAGAGCTAAATGCTCAAATTGAGTCCTTAACTAAAGAAATAAGAAAATATGAAAGGAATTCACGTAAATTCCGGTCGGATCTTTTAGGAATGAAAAACTTTAGTGAACGATTTCCCTTTGCGATTGATGAGAATAAGCTCGAATCTCCAATAAAAGGGATGTTGGCTGAAATTGATAGAAATGAATTATTGAAAACTGTTTCAGAGTTACATCTACATTCTGATAACTCAAAGGAACTAAGAAAACTATCTAATGCTACAAAGAAAGAAATTAAATCATTACTTGAAAGTTACGAATCAAGATATACAACAAAAGCAAATAAAACAATATATGCCTTACTAGTCATTGCCCTACAAGCTGAAACGCAAATTATTTTATACAATTTAAAATATGAAAAATTAGAAGAATCAAGAGAAGCAGTAAAACACCTAGTTAATAAATATCTTCTTATTTGTGGAGAAGGCAACCAATCAATATTATCGACAATCACAAAATTCTTAATGGAAATTGAACCTCTTTATCTAGAATTGATTGAAATTGAATATAGATACTACATCAAGAAGGAAAAGGAAAAAGAAGAACAACGGTTAATTAAAGAACAAATGAGACAAGAAGCTGCGGAACGAAAGGCACTCCAAGAGGAAGAAAAGAAATTGAAACAGGAAGAAGAAAAGTTCAAAGCTGAAATGAAACGTAATAAAGAACTGCTTGAGGCTGAGACAGATACAGAAAAAATTAATCAATTACTATCTCGTATTACAGAACTAGAAGCTCAAATGAATTCGATAGAAGAGAAGAAAGAAGCAATAGCTACTTTAGCAAATGGTAAAGCCGGATATGTCTATGTAATTTCAAATAAAGGCTCCTTTGGAGAAACTGTTTTCAAAATTGGTATGACTAGAAGGATGAATCCACAGGAAAGAATTGATGAATTAGGTGATGCTTCCGTTCCGTTTAAATTTGACGTACACGCCATGATATTTAGTGATGATGCAGTCGGTTTAGAGAAAACTCTGCATGAAAGATTAAATGATAAACGTGTAAACAAGGTCAACTATAGAAAAGAATTCTTTAGATCAACTGTTGATGAATTAGAAGTCCTTGTTGAAGAAGTAGACCCAACCGCTGAATTTTTAAAAACAATGTTGGCTGAAGAATATAATCAAACATTGGAAATTGAAGAAGAACTTAATGCTATAACGTCTTAATGTTTCTTAGATGAAAAAATAAGTTAAGAAACATTGCTTTTTCCGAGAAGTGTACCATTAAACCCATTACAATGTTACTCACTTGTATGAGATATACATAATAAATGGGTTTTTCTTTTCAAATCTAACACGAACGTGTATTCCTATATATGAGGTGATTAAGTTGGCAAGTATCCAAAAAAGAGGAGATCGTTCATTTTTGTTAGTTGTTGAAGCCGGATATGATGCTAAGGGAAAACGTAAAAGAAGAACAAAAACAATCCGTATTGATGATGATAAACTTCTTAAGACAACAAAGAAATTACGTGATTTCTTAGAACTAGAATTGGCAAAATTTCAAATGGAAGTTGAATCTGGAGATTTTATTGTACCTGAAAAAACACTATTGTCTGATTTTGTTAAGCTTTGGGAGAATAAGTATGCTGTAAAGGAATTATCGGAAACAGTACTACCAACACATTTGTCACATATCAAAAATCATATTTTACCTGCTCTTGGCAACATGCGTATCGATAAAATTACACCTATCCATATTATCGACATGTTAGATAACATGAAAAGAGCTGATAAGAAGGATAAACCTATTTCCATTCGTACAAAGCAAGATGTATATTTAACGATGAGAAACATTATGCAACGTGCTGTAGAGTGGAAGTTGATTAAAGAAAATCCGGTGGCCATTGTTAATAAACCAAAAGACCCCAATAAAATTGATGAAGAAGTAAATGTGTATGATGAAAAAGAAGTGGAAGCTTTATTTATAGCCGTACAAGACCAACCGTTTCATTGGCGGGTATTCTTAACCTTATCTTTAGCCGCAGGTTTAAGAAGGAGTGAAAACCTTGCTTTAGAATGGTCAAATATTGACTTGGATGAAGGAACGATTAAAATACAAAAAGCAATAACTCGCGGCCGAAACGGAGCAAACCTAAAGGGGACTAAATCCAAAAAGTCAAAACGGACCATTTATTTACCTGATTCCGTGGTGGAAGAACTAAAAGAGTATAAAGTATATTGGGATGTTCAAAAGAAAAATGCTGGTGATAAGTGGATTGAAAACGAGCATGAATGGCTATTTTGTAATATCGATGGTACCCATTTTTACCCGACAAGCCCAACAACATGGTGGAGAAGATTTTTAAAGAAAGTCGGTATTCGACATATTCGCCTTCATGATCTTCGCCATACATCCGCTACATTGTTAATTAACCAAGGTGTCCATGCAAAAGTTATATCCGAAAGATTAGGTCATTCCAATTTTAGTTTTACAATGAACACATATGGACATGCAATTAAAAAAGCAGATAAAGATGCAGCTAGTAAACTTGATGATTTATTTAAAAAAAAATAAGTTGTTGACGAATTGTTGACGAAATTCGTCAACAACAACCAAAAACGTTCCTAATACACCATATCAGTTAAAAAATAAAACCTATTATATCAACATTCATACAAGAACATCTGTTTCCGTTCTGCAATGTACTTTTAACTGGCAGCGTAGAGGTCACCGGTTCGAGCCCGGTATGCTCCATCAAACAACCCTAGAGCCATCAAGGTTTTAGGGTTTTTATTTTTAAATTAACTTTTGTAGAAATAACGAATTGTTGACGAATTGTTGACGAAATTAAATTTCGTCAAATGTAAACACTTCAATTGCATTTTAGCTCCTTAGTGGTGGTCTTCTTATAAAAAAATGGCACTCTTAATGGAAAAATGCCCTTTTTTTAAGGGCATTAATACTACATCAAAAATCAACTTTAATATTTATTTTAAGGTGCTTCATTAATTTTAGGTTTAACAGCTTTATTTTCCGTTTTATCAGAGGAAGATTCATTTAATACATTAGTTAATATTTTTAGTGATATTTTTAAAATTCGATAGGACGAGAAAATAACAAAAGAGAACAAAGATATGTAGATAACTACTAATAAATTTGAGAAATTTCCCTTATAATCAAGAAAAATAAATAAAATTATCGAAAAAACCACTAAGAATAATCCACCTATTACAGTTTCAGCAATATAAGAAGTTAACAATCCATTTCCGCCTGCCTCATTTATATTTTTCATTACCTCTGAATTTGTTAAGGAAATAAAGATCGATACCATAGTACTTAAAAATGCAATAATAATTGCTGAAAATGTAACAGTTGCAGATAATATTTCTTTAAAATTCTCAATGTCATTAATTTCCAATCGAAATATATAAATGATAAAACCTAAAAAGATACTGATTATATATGGGTAGGTTCTTTCGATGATTCTCACTAATAAACACCTCCATTTTATACATAAGTGTAATTAATTTCCTCAACTCTCTTTCTATATAATGTATGCATTCGACTTATCACAGTTTCATGAAGAATATTTCTGGCTTGTGTATCAAAATCAGATTCCTTAAATTGATAGTAATCTACCAATCTATGTTGAATTAAATCAACCGGTTCGACACTTGAATTTTCATCAGCTTTTCTTCTAACTTCTAATTTTTGCACGTTGGGATCATTAACCATTTCTTCTATTTCCTCATATATTGGAATTCTGCTTGATTTCTTAGAACCCTTTGGCTCAATACTAATTTTAAATCGTATGTTTACAGACTCCTTTATATCATCTGCTTTATCTAAAATTTGACCTAGTGACTTTTTAGTTGTAGTTCTTGCGTTTTTTATATCTGAAATCGATATTTCTGCACTTCTAATTAGATGGTCTTTTCTTAATAATTCAACTGCTCTTGGGTGAATCAGTGGCCTAAAAATCACGTTAAAACCTGGTTCATTTATCACAGAAGTAAAATAATTTGATACGGCCGTTGGAGAAAGGCTAAACCTATTCCTCCTCATCATAATAATGTAGTTTGACGGATCATATAATGCTGATATCTCTTCTCCTAATCCCTCATCATCCTCGAAATCCTCAAAATAACTATATGTACCATCATCCTTAGTGATTATTGGGAAATCACTTTTACGAATTCGAACAAAATGAAGATTCCACTTATCATTTATACATTCAAGATTTTGCAATCTTGCTTGATCATCTCCCATCCAATATACCCTTTCAGTTACTTGAATTCCTTGCAATTGCCTAAAAAGATCAGATAAATCACATGGTATCTCCTCAACTACTTCCTTTTCTTTATTGTATCTGGTAGCATAAACTTTAAAATAATCAAATCTTACATTTTTACTTAATGCCATTACATTCATCCCCTCATTGTTATTAAGATAGTTCACTAGACATATTCTACAAATAGGGGACTAATTTCCTTCTTTTTTACAAACCTGTCACAATTTTGCAACACCCTCCCTAACCAATCAGCTAGGGAGTTGTTTTTTTAATCCACATCTTTTTTATAAACCCACGAAACTATATCTTTAAGCAGCACCATATCGCTTTTTACTTGTTGGATAGTGTAAGTGTTACCTTTAACCCAGCTAGGGATAGACTGACCTGTCGCATACTTAGATGCTGATTTTTTAATTTTAACCTTTTGGCCAACTTTAAAATCCTTAGGTTTGGATCCAGTCACTTTTAAAACTTGGCCAGGATAGATCGTATCACTAGTTAATCCGTTTAGAGATTTTAACTCGTTGACCGTCATTCCGTATTTTTGACTGATCCCCCATAGCGTATCGCCGGATTTGACTTTATACGTGCCACCTGCTTGTGGTTCTGGTGCAGGTTTTGATTGCGTTTTTTGCTTTAGCCCAAAGGCTTTTTCAAGTCCATTGACATGACCTTGGGCTATCCGGTCAATCCATGAGCTCTGTTTTAATTTTGCTGCATCCTTGGCATTATCGATAAAAAGATTTTCTGTCAATATAGCAGGCATACTTGATTCTCTTACCATGTGGAGATTCGCTTCTTTCTCACCACGGTTAACGACTTCATTCCCTAATGCCTGGATCACTTGGCCGTGAATAATGCTTCGTAACCGATTGGTTTCTTGTTTTCCGCTGTATGCTTTGTTATACGTGTACGATTCAAACCCTGTTCCGCCGCCTGCGTTAATGTGGACGCTAATTAGGTAGTTAGCACCCCAAGCATTCGCCATGTCTGTACGTTGTTTTAATGCTAGTGTTTTGTCAGTATCACGACTTAACTTGACCTCTACACCTTTGTAATTGGCTAATTTAGCTTTAATTTTTTTGGAGATTGCTAACGTTAAGTTCTTTTCTTTTAAACCATTTCCAACAGCCCCAGAGTCCGAACCACCGTGTCCTGGATCAATGAATATTTTAACCATTATTTTTCATCCTCCTTTTTAAGATTTCTTACCATTTCAAAGGAACCGGTACTTGCCAAACCACTTGCTAGACCACCGAGTAAAATCTGTGGGGTTAATGACCATGCATTTAACCAAACATTGAGTAAAACCCCTAACACAGCCATGATTAATGGTATATACTTGTTTGGCACAAAATCTAAGCTGTTTTTAATGATGTAGCCAAAACATAGACAAATGGCAGCAACTAAAACTACTACGTAATCTACTAAAATTTCCATCAATGTTTCTCTCCTTTTTAATTTGTTTATATAAAAACGATTACCGTGGCGGCAATCGCTCTTCAATGTCATCAAGTTTTGTGATGACAATGTCGTACTTCGTGCTAAAGTTTTTCAAAATCTCGTTTTGATCATCAATGACTTGATTTAACTTCTTCTCACGTTCCTGTGCCTCCTTTCTACTCGAGTAAAAAAGCCAAACAAAAAGGACCGCGAACGGCCCTTGTGTCACAAAATATTGAATTAAATTTGCGTCCATAATCACACCGTCCATTAAATCAATTTAAGTAAAACAAAAAAGAGCAACCACAAAAGGATGCTCAGGAAAAATCCGTTTTTTAGTCCTTTGAAAAAGTCCATAAAATCACTCCGAAATTAAAGCACCCCGAAGGATGCTTTAATTAATTATTTTTCTTTTAAAATTATTGTTACTGAATACCCAGATGGAGTATCTTCAAAAATTTTTTCGTCAATTCTGTAATATCTTCCTTCCGAACCAACCATAGAGCTGTTTACTAATGCATTTAATTCTAACTGGCTTAATTCTAATCGCTTGGTATCTAACTCATGATCATCAGGATAAATCAAATCTACTTTTATTTTGTCCATGTGTAAAAACCTCCCTTTCTACCTACTAAATTCGACAAAAAAGGAGGAAATCCTTTTTCTTGTATATAAAATAAGTGTCCATTTTATGTGGACACTTCTTACTATTTTTCACTAGATTACGTCAGTAATATTAAGCCCGTCAGGGATGTACGTGCCTCTAAATGCTTGCAATACAATTTCCATGTCATCTCCTGAATATACAGAATAGGTGTCCTTGCCACCACCATTACAATTTACTAACACTAGTTTACCTTTGGTTGTGGCACCGTCATTATCTGCTCTAAATGCAGATCTTTGAATCTGGTTATTGGCTAACCCGTCTTGCGCGGTACAATCATAGTATACAGATAAACAACCATTCGCGTCATTAACAACAGGACCTGTGCTTTCGAAGTACAAGCCATAAACTCTTAAAACACAAATACCGTCGTGTGCTGTGGAGCAATTAGCTGTCCTAGTAGTAGAAAATTTACCGTGTCGATAACTTGTACAGTTATATTCGACGACTAAACACTTTCTTCTATCTTCCGAAGAAACACTGCTGTAGTGATAATTAAACCCATCCTCTCCACCATACGCCGCAATACAACTAAACAAAAATATATTCTTTACATTTTTGAAAGATATCGCATTTATTTCATTGTTTCTATTAATTCTTAAATCTCCGCCTGCAAAAACAGAATTATTCGCAATAAAAGTTCCTGACACCCCACCCGTAGTACTAGCTGTAATAACCATTGAATCTGTGCTTCTACCATGTAAAATAATACAATTTTCAACATATAGTTCGGCATTATTTATTAATGTTGGTTCGAAATGTGCGCTTGATACATTAATGGCATAGTTTGCGTCATTTGGAGGCTGTTCGTCCCATGTGTGAATATAAACATAATCGTTATCAAAGTACCAAGTACCTTTTTCGCTATGGCATTCCGCAAGCGAAATTTTGTTTTCTAAAGGTATTGGTACGCCGTATTCATCTTTATGGCGCAAATCAAATACCGAGTAAACCCCAACGTAAGCTGTTTTCCATGTGCCAGTTTCATCCTGTTCCCAATTTAGCCCGGGATAATGACTAGTGATATACACTTTTTCATCAGGGTTAGCAGGCATATAGCAATAGTTTTCCCGTTTATAGTGCGGTTTCTAACACCTCTTATTACGTGCGGACTAAGACACTTTATTACAAATTTATTACCTGGTCGTGCCATTGCTTCATCCACTGCATAATACATATCTAGGTATGGTTTTTCTCTCGAACCGTCACCTGTGGAATTACTACCGTTATTTGAAATAAAAATTTCTTCCCCGTCTCTATACTTCTCAAAGTTAAAATCATGATGAATCTTACCATCGTTTTTTCTGATAATATTAAAAGGCAAAGGAGCAAATCCATCTGTCGTTTTTAACATGAAACCTAATGAACGTTTTAAATCTTCTAAGGTTGCTTTTTCTGCCAGTTGTGTTGTAACCGACTCATATTCTTGGTCTATTTCTTCCGTTTACGCTATTAATTAAAATTTAGTTCCAGGGTAGTCTTCCGTTATTGTTCCAGTCTCCACCTCTCTCCAATGTTCAAACGCTCTCACATCATCAGTAGGTGTAAACTTAATTAATATCCTTTGTCCTCTCATTTGTAGTGTTCCTGATGTCGTTTTCCAATAAAATTTAATTTTTACAGGATTCGCAAACTGATTAGTAGGAACAATTACCTTACCTGCATACATCAAATTTGCTTCGGTTCTTCTACCGCCGTCAACCATTACTTCAGTGTTGTATTGTTGGGTTGGCAAGTCAAGATGATTCGCACCACCTGTTCCACCACTAGTACTATAACGTTCATTACGATTTTGTTCGATTGAACAAGAAAAATAATTAATCGAATTAGGATCTTCATTAATGTGATTAAATATTGCATGAATTTCTATTAAGCCATGTACAGCAGGATAAAAAGTATACGTGTATTCACTTATTTCTTCCCAAGATGTTGACGTAGTGGACTTTGGAGGATGGACTCCGCCTGTTAATTTACCTGTCATTAATATTACTTTTGGTTCGCTTACTTTTTCGTATTTAATATTATTGCATAATGTAGCTTGTACAATCATATTCCCAAAAAATTCTACCATTCTTGTAATATCAGGTATAGATTCAACAGGATCAAACGCACCTCTTACCCATTCGGTCGAAGCAGTGATCATTCCAAAATTTTCGGCTGCATAGTTAAAATCAGTTGCTTCGGGTATAACGTCTATCATAGTATCGGGTTTTACTGGTGCTAAAGCATGCATTATTTGAGCATAAAGATTCCCCATCGAATTATTGTGTATAGGTATTGCTGTATACATTTGATGCGAATCTTGTTTGGTGTCTGTATTGTGAAAATCCATGTACAAATGAGCATCAGGATAACTTTCAAAAACTGTTTTCAACGCAATTGTTTCCGGTTCAGAGAAAGGTGCTGGACCACCATGCTCATTACCTGTCCAATTGTAATCAAAGTTTCGGTTAATATCTACACCGTTTGAGTTATATCTATCATGATTATTCAATGCCCACGGGTTTATAATTGGAACTACCACGATTCTTACGTTATTACGCATGTATGCCATTTGTGGGTATTTGTCGTAGTCATAGCAGATGTGATGCATCACTCGCAAAAGTCCTCTAAATCCTAGTAGTTCTGACCCATGTATTAAACTGCTCAAAATGATCGTTTTTTCGTATTTTTCAGGTTCAAAAACATATTTATAAATATCAAATTGACCTGAGGCATCTTTACTTAAAAATGTCTTTGTAATGTACTCAGGATAATCATTCATTAGAGCGTCATATTTTGCATAATAGGCACTAGTAGTTGCTCCGCCACCACCAGGAGCAATTTCACCTGCCGATGGCTGGGTAGGTGCTTTCCATAGATCATGTGGACTGCCACTAAAAATGATAGTTTTTTCCAACTGCGCATCAACTTTATCCATTCGTTTTCCGATTGTTGTATATGATTGTCCGTCGTATCCGGACACTCTTGCGTCAACAACTTCGGCAGCACTCGGATTTTCGAGTGACATATTCGCAATCTGCTCATCGTATTTTTTCGCTAGGCTTGCTTGTTTTGTTTCAGTTGATTGACTCCTAGAGTTTGCTTCATCAGCTATATTTCCAGCTTCTTCAATTCCAGAAGCCAATGATTCCCGGACTTCTCGTCCGTATATTTTTGTGCGGATGTCATCAGCTAATTGTTTTATTTTCGTTGGTATTGCCATTTTTTATGACCTCCTTCAAAAGTTGCTCGCTTAACTCTTTGATTTTCTGTGCTAAATCGCTTATTTTAGCCATTGTTCACACCTTCTAATGCTACTACTCTAGCAACTAAATCATCTAAATCAACCTCATTTACGACTGTAATTTTGTTTAATTTTATTTTGTCGGCTGCTATCATTAGACCATCCGTTGTAGGAGTAACAGGGCCGTAATTAGGTATTTCGTCTATTGCTGTATTCAGATTATCTATTGCTGTTTGCAAGTCAGATACCGCTTGTTCCAGTGCAGGTATATCATTTTCAGCTATTGTTTGTTGGACTTCTTTCACTGCGTTATCAACGGTGGTTAATTCGGTTTTTAAAGTTGCAATGGTCTGCGTTTGCTGATTAACTGTACTTTCTAACTCGACGACCTTTTGAGCTGATTTGTTTGCTTCGTTTTGGTACTCAGACAATGTTTTAAATTTATCGCCAATAGTCAAATCACTACTTTGTGGTTCATTGATGTTTATTGACTTTCCAATAATTCGGAGACGTTCATCTATCCCCATGATTGGATTTTTAACTGGATGAGAGTTACCAACATCCAAATAATCAATGTCTAAACCTATTAAAAATAGGTCCAGTGCTGCTATTTTATATTGATTTAATGATGTTTTCTGATTAGCAAACCAATCTTGTCCTTTACTTAACAGATTGTTTGGATCCGTTACATCATCCCAAGTTACCGCCCCACCTTGTATACCAAACTCCTGTTTTAATGCTTCATTGTCGATATAAGGTACTCCATTGTTTACACTTTCAATTGTCAGTCTAGCTTCAGATGCATCTGTTGCAGTTTCATCTTCGCTTTCTACTCTTGCTCCTAATGGTGTCAATCTAGTTATAATTTCTGTTGGATCCACATCTACACTCATACTTACAAGGTTTTTAGCAATCTTGATTTCGGTTGACTTATCCTCCCCAACTCGGACTAGATAATCTAAAAAACGAACACCGTTTTCCTTTCGGATTTGAAGTTCGCCACCCAACCTGTCTATTAATTTTTCTTTGATAGTATCAAATGTACTTTTATCTGCTGAAGTATATAAATAAACATAATCGTTCGGATCAATTACCGTTACGTTTCCTATTTGGAATTGTTTGTACGTTTCTACTTGGCTATTATGATAACTAAGTAATTCAGTCAGTAATTCTTCAGGTGACCCCCTAAATTCTCGGTGTTTTTGCATGCTGTCGTGCAAATAGCCAAGTTCTCCCTCACATTCGTAAGACTCATCAAAAAGACCGCTTGAATCCATGTTTTTAGATGGACCAAGAACACGACCTTCGAATTCATATTTATTTGTTTTCAGATTCAGGACATTAATCAAGGTCTTTAATGGCTTTATCTTTCCATATGCGGGATTGTTTAGATAAAAAGAAAAACTAAATGAATCAATCTTATTAATCTCTTTTTTTATCGTACCAGCTGGTAGTTTTAAGTCATTTACATATGGACTATGAATAACTGTTTCTATCCCATCATTAATTATTGTGACTTTGTACAAACTAAATCAACTC